TCCTATATTTCGACCTGGATACGGTTATCTGCGGGGATTTAACGGGGATAGCGGCGGTCGGGAGAGACACGTTTATTCGGGATTTCTACCGCCGGGGGCAGTGCCTGGGATCCGGGATGATGTACCTTACGGAAATGCGCCGCGCCAAAACCTGGGCTACCTGGATGCGGCACCCGGCCCGCTGGATGCAACGATACCAGCGCGGGGGGGACCAATCTTTCCTTGAGACCATCTATGCGGGTACCTGCGCCCGGTGGCAGGACCAGACCCCCGGGCAGGTGGTCAGCTACAAAGCGCACTGCGCCCGAGGGCTGCCCGTCGAGGCGCGGGTGGTATGCTATCATGGGTTACCGAAACCACATCAAACGGGGTGGGCCACGCATGGATCCATTGATAAAGCAAGAGCGGGATAAGTACCGCACGATGTGGGCGCTTGACCGATATCGGGAGCGCTCCCCGGGCGCCCGGTTGTTGGAGCAGGGCCTAGCGTGGCTGCGACCCATGCCTTGCTCCAGAATTTGCGATTGGGGCTGTGGTACCGGTCGCGCCGCCCAGGCTATGCGGGGACTAGGACACGGTGTGACTGCGGTCGATATTGCGGACAACGCTTGTAAGGAGTTCGACGGCCCATACTTCACCGGCTGTTTGTGGGATTTGCCCCCTATCCCGACCGCCCCTTTTGATCACGGATATTGCTGCGATGTGCTGGAGCATATCCCGCCGCAAAAAGTCCTCGGGGCGCTGCGGGGGATCGCGGCGAACACCAAACCGGGCGGCACGGTATTTTTCCAGATCGCCCGGTTCGTGGATGCGGACGGCCTGCATTTATGCCTCCGGGATCCCGATTGGTGGGCCCAGAGTTTCGACAAAGCGTTTAGCCGCACAGAATGGATTATCCAGCCCAAATACCTGTTGGCGCGGGCTCAGGTATGAAGTGGGGCCGGGTCACCGAGCACCACCCCCGCGTGGCCATCGTCGCCAGCGGCCCGAGCGCCCGGGGGCTACGGCTACCGGAGGGCGTTACCATAGTCGCGGTTAACGGGTCGATTGATTGGTTGGATCGGGCCGACTACTGGTTTACCCTGGATCCGAGCGAGGCCAATTGGTCGCGTATGCACCACCGGCGCCCCGGGGTTTCGTACGTGGCGGCGGTGCCGGATAATTTCGGGACGCGGGCGGCGGAAACAGCGGTAATGCGGCGGCCCGCGCTGGACGGGGTGCGATACCTTCATCGGGTAACAGGAGACGGACATGGGTCACTCAGGTGCAAACCGGGTTTGTGTGAGGATATTGGCGGCATTCATACTGGCAATTCTGCCTATGGTGCCCTCGGCTTGGCGTTTCACTTCAGGGCGCGTCGGATCGCCCTATTCGGTGTCGATGCGTCCCCAGACCCCCGTATCGAAGGGGGCCTGCCGGGCAATCTCGCGCACCTCCCGGAACTATTCAGCAGCACCCTATCGCAGTTGCAGGCAGCGGGAGCCGAGGTCGTGAACGGCAGCCCTAACAGCCAGGTTGAGGCGTTCCCGCGCATGGCCCCGCACGAGGCCATGGAGTGGTTGAGGGCGCCCACATGCTGACTCTGATTACCGGACCTGCCGTCCCGCTGCTATCGCTCAGCGACGCACGGGACCACCTACGCGTGGCCCCGTGCGGGTCGCCCGCCACGCACCCGGATGACGCTTTGATAGAGGCGCTGGTGGGGATTGTAACCGACGAGCTGGATGGCGTTAACGGGTGGCTGGGCCGGGCCCTGATCGATCAGACATGGTTGCTAACCCTGGACCGGTTCCCCGGGGCGCGGCGATTTTGGCATTTCGGCGCAGGGGGTTACTGCGTTTGGGACCGGATCCCGCTCCCCCTGACCAGCCCTCTCTACAGCGGGGCGTCGCCCGCACCGGCCCCGGTTACGTCGGTAACTTACGTTGACGACGACGGGGCTACTCAAACGCTGGTAGAGGGCACCGATTACCGCGTGGTAACTGACGGCGATCCGATTTTCATCGAGCCCATTTTCGGAGCCTGCTGGCCGGATACCCGGGACATCGCGGGCGCCGTCCGCATCACGTACCAAGCGGGTTACGGGCCTACCGCCGCCAGCGTGCCGGCGTCTATACTCGGGTATGCCCGGATACGCCTAGGCCAGTTGTACGAGTTCCGGGAAATGGTAGTAGTCGGCGCGACCCCGGCGGTGGTGCCCTTCCTGCGGGACAGCCTGGAAAATGTGCGGTCCAGGGGCCTCACGTGAGGGCCGCCCGGCTGCGACACTGGGTCGCGCTGGAGCAACGGGTGGAGTCGGCAAACGACACGGGGGAAGTCGTTTGGACCTGGGAGGAAGTTTGCAAAATTTGGGCGGAGATCGCGCCAGCATCGGGCCGGGAGGCGACCCCCACGGCCCAGGTGCAGGCGGACGTTACCCACGCTATCCTGATCCGGTGGCGGCCAGGCGTCACCGCTAAAATGCGGGTCGTTGAGGTATGTGAGCCGTCGGTGCAGTATGATATCCAGGTACCGCTGGCAAACGCCCGGCGGACGGAAATAAAGCTGATGTGCGTCACTCGCGACGCGGACGGTTGGAGGGGCTGATGGCGGTTGACGGGGTAAAAGAACTGCTGAAAAAGTTCGACCGGTTGAACACAGCGGGTAAAACCAAGGTGCTGCGGGCCGCGTCCAGGGCAGCCGGCGCCACCGTGGCCAAAGACGCCCGGTCCCGTATTCCCGTCGGTAGCCAGGCCCACCGTACGCTGAACTACCGCAAAATAGGCGACCGGGGCAAAGGCCTTGGCGCGGCGGGCATCCTGGTAACGCCGGGACATGCCCGCAGGTCGATTAAGGTCGCGACGTATGTAAACCGTAGCACCGGGGCGGTCGGCGCGGTCGTCGGGGTTCGTTCGTCGGCGTGGTACGCGGTCCAGTTCGTTGAGTTGGAAAAAGGCAAATCCACCCGCCGAGGTAGGCCCTGGCTGCGCCCCGCGTTTGACGCGACCCGGGCAAAACAGATTTCAGAGTTTGAGCGCCGGTTCCGGGCAGTCATAAACAAGGCGATGAAGAAACAATGACCCTCGAGGCCTCCCTACACACGTTTTTAACCGATGACGCCGGGGTGGCGGCGTTTGTAGGAACGCGTGTTTTCCCGGGGGTAATTCCGCAGGGGGCGGCGCAACCCGCGATTGTTTATGCCAAACGGGCCCGGAACCGGCAACAACTCTTTTGCGGAACGGACGGGCTCAAACAGACGCGGGTAGATATAGACTGTTACGCCACCAGCTACCGGCAGTCGGTCTTGTTGGCCAATGCCGTTACTGCTGCCCTAGAGGATTTTAGTGGTACAATGGGGACGACTCGGGTCCCCCGTATTTTTTTGGAGACCGAGATTGATTTGTCGGATTTAGAGCCGGGCCTATACCGGCAGTCGCAATCCTGGGCAATTTGGCACCGGGAGCTATAGAGGGTTACAAAAATGGCGATTGGTGAAGGTACAGTTGGCGGGTTTAAAGTCTACCTCGGGGACGGGCTATCTCCAGAGGGTTTTGACGTTTGGTGCGAGGTTTTTAACATCCCGGAGTTCGGCCAAACGAATGATCTGGTAGAAATCACCTCGTTTTGTAACGAGGGTTCCCGGCGGTACGCCCCGGGCCTGGCGGATGGCCTGGAGGTAGAATTCCAAGGCAACCACGTGCCGAATAGCACTGTGCAAGAGGCGCTGCGCGACCACGTAATTGCAAAAACGTCCTCGATCAATCTCCGGATTGATGACGAAAATATAAGCCCCGCCGAGCAGTACACCCTGAACGTAGTGCCCCTGTCCTGGCGCATCGGCCCCGTTGTGGACGACCGCAACACGTTCATTTTCGGCGTTAAAATCAACTCAATCACGGTGCCCGCATGATTAATGTAACCAGTATTGACCAGTTGCTGGCCGCCTCCGCCCCCCGCATCGAAGCGGTTACGGTGGGCGCGGCTAAGGTGCGGGTACGGGAGCTGTCAGTGGCAGGCCGGGACGAGTTCTTGGCCGCGTCTAAAGAGGGCAATGCTCACGCGGCGGTTACCATTGTCCGGTTGTGTGTGGTGGGCCCGGACGGCCGGCCCATGCTGACCCAGGAGGACGCCGAGGCCATGGCCGATCAGTCCGGCAGATTCGTGCAAACCTTGGCTGAACTTATCCTGAAAATGTCCGGGCTGAGCGACGACGAGGGAAACGGCGAAGCCTCTCAAACGACCAGCGATTCGCCCACCGGCTAGCGCTGGCCCTCGGTTACACGGTAGCCGAGCTAAAGCAGCGGATGGGCTCTAGGGAGTTGCAGGATTGGGAGGCGTATTATGCGGTCGAGCCCTGGGGCCAGCTACGGGACAATATGCACGCGGGGATGATCGCCTCGCTATTGGCGAATCAGGGCCGCAAACGTGGGAGCCGGGCTCAAACATACGAGGACTTCTTACTCGTCCCCGCTCAGGATAAATTCGAGGATAACCGCAGACGGTTTTTCGGGTCGTTAAAATCACTGGCTAAACGGGGGGGGTAGAATGGCAGATCTGGCAAAACTAGTCGTTCGACTCGAGGCCGAAAGTCTCAAATTCCAAAAGGAGCTGGAACAGTCAAAACGCAAACTCTCCCGGTTTGAACAGGCCGCAAATAAGTCCACCAAAAATGTCGGGCGGGCGGTAAAAGCCGCCGGCGCGGCTATCGGCGTCGGGGCAATCGCAGCGGCGGCGGGGTTTGCGTTGATGATCCGCAGCCAGCGCGAGGTGGTAGACATCCAGGCCAAAATGGCTCAGCAGCTCGACACCACGGTGGCCAGCATGGCCAAGTTGGAGCGGGCGGGGGAGTTGGCTGGGGTCTCTATGACCAAAATAGGCACGGCTAGCCAGCGTTTGAACGTCTCTATCGGTAAGGCTATTGAGGGTACCGGACTCGAAGCCGAGGCGTTTGACCGTCTCGGGGTCAGTGCAAAAGCCCTGTTTGAACTCCCGCTCGATCAGCGCCTCGCTAAAATAAACGCGGCCCTTAACGATAACGTAACGGCGGCGGAACGCGCGTCGGTAGCCTCCGATATTTTCGGGACCCGGAACGCGGCAGCTATTCGGCAATTGCAGCCGGAGGTAATCGCGGAAGGCGCCCGCCAGGTGAAGTTGTTCGGCCTGGCCCTCACGGACATTGACGCTAAAAAAGTAGAGACCGCCAACGACGCGATGAGCACGTTTGCGTTACTGGCCAAAGGCGTCAAAACCCAAATCACAGTACAGCTCGCACCGGTCCTACAAAAGCTCGGCCAGCAGTTTTTGGACGCTGCCGAAAAGGCGGGGGGCCTGGGGAACCAGGTTAAAAACGCTATTAAGGATCTCGTCGGATTCGCCCAAGTCGTCCTGAATATCGGGGCGGTAATTAGCCGCACGTTTTCAACTATCGCGAATAGCATTGTAGTACTCGTGGCGGGGGCAATCGGGGACCTCAAAGGTCTAGCGGCGGAGGCGGCGCGGGTACTCGCTCTCCTCCCCGACGCGCTCGGGGGCGCAGGGTTTCAGGAGGACGCGGACCGGCTCCAGGCGTCGGCCCGCCGCAGCGTAGACGTGGCCGCCCAGGCCGCCGACAAGATCCGGCAGAACTTGACCGAGCCCCTGGCTGGTAACGCGGTAGCGGATTGGTTCGATGACGCCCTGAATTCCGCTGATGCCTCCGCAGCCGCAGCGGTTAAAGCGGCGGACGCCCTGCGCAAGACGGGTGGCGGCGCGGGGGAGATCGACACCAAAGCCGCCGCTGCTGCGGAGTCCCTAGCGGGGATGGTGGATCAGCTAAATATGCAGATGGCAACGGCGGATATGACGGCGGGCGCCACGCTACGGTACCGCCTCAGTGTGGGCGACCTGTCCAAGGAGATCGCCCGGGGCGGGGCCGCAGCCGAGCGGTACGGCGAGCAACTGGCGCAATTGAGCTTTGAGCTAGACGACAACGCAGAGGCTCAGGCAGCGGCGGCCAAGTCGGCGAGCGAGCAGGCGAGCGCGATGGCCCGGGGAGTCAGTTTGGCCACATCGCTGCAAACGCCCCTGGAGACATTGCGGGCCACCTACGCGGATCTTAACGACCTACAGGCCCGAGGGGCCATCACTCAGGAGACGTACAACCGGGCGGTGGCTGCGGCC